AGAAAACTTATTCCAATCAGTTTGGCATAATGGAAATGACTAATGACGAGAACGACAGCCACCCCTGGGTGGTATTGTCGTACCTGGTAGCGCTATACGCCTTCCAGAGACTCTGCAGGTTTACTGCGGGGTTTTATCGCTTGTGGAAGGCGGGTGGCAACATCTTCCTCTTAACTGCGATGCTCGATCAGCAGAAAATAACCGTTATTCCTTCCGCGCGGTCCGCGAGGACCGCGTTTAGGAATCTAAGTAATGTTACGGCATTCCCTTCCAATACGCACTCTCATGGAGTCTTGGCAGCAAATCGTGCCAGGGCTGTTTCCATGATGCAGGCCTACGCCCTGTCTCTGGGGCGGCGTTTGTTCATGTTACAGAAATCTGGACGTGACGTGGAATCTGGGATAGCCGGGTCAAGACAATATTACTGGATGAAAGATACTGATGTCGAAGCCTGTGATGACACACCCGATTCTGGGGATGTCATTGGCATGGTTGACACGGATTATTATATGGATATGGACACGTACTTAGCCACCGTGGATTGCCCTGTTATTATATATACGATGACCCCTACTCGAGCCGCTGAGGCCAACGAGGATGGATTGTCGTTTACATTTGACGCGCAAGATACGTTGCAGGCTACAGTTAGTGGGGGGGCAAAATACTCGCACCAGTTATGGAATTATGGTGTGGATGTGTTTACTTCCCTTCACGAAACGTGGTTGCCCTGGAACCAGATAATAACTTCTTTTGATGTGGATAGACGTACTATCGCCCCACACTTCTCGTTAATTGCTCTCACTCCCCGCCATCGGTGGGTGGGATGGACGGTCTACCTGGCGCGCTTACTGAGCGCCTCAACACTGTCCCGTGTGCAATTAACTGAGGGGAAATGGGTAATGATGTATGTCCAAACTCAGAAGGAGCATCTTGTGTCGCTGGCCAAAGTTGGATCACGTGTTGCTGTTACGCTACCCATTGAGACATTCGAAGGGCTGCTGGCTAAGGTGAAAGTCTCAAAGATTCCGATAACTATCGGGGTCTGCGAGAACAACACCACGGCCCACGGCTGCACCAATTCGCAGGCATCGATTCTCTGCGAGTATCTATTAGATACTTTGCCGGTCCCTAAGTTACGTGTCTACCCCGTTGAATACTCTGTGAAGAGATTTCAGTGGGGCAGATATGAACCGGACGCTAAACCATCTCTAATAGGTTTCATGGCTCCCATTGTGAATAATGCCATATCCCCCGACCCCACTCTGGGTAATGAGCAGCGGTGCGTTGACAAGCGCATCCGAGAGCTCGCCCAGGATGAACTGCCTCTGACCCCCGATATCGTCCAATACACCACTGAGTTTGTTGGACTGGTCGTACCTGAGTCCATGCGGCACACGCTAACCCCAGTCGAAGAAGACATTGTGTATGAGAGGCAGTCACGCCCCACACAACGCCGTCTGTTGGCTGAGGCTGGCTTGTTGTGCTGGCAAGGACTACGACGAGTCGTCAAAGCGTTCATGAAGAAGGAGGCATATGGTAAATTCACAGATCCACGAAACATTTCAACTATTAATCCCAAGGATAAGTTGGAATACTCCCGATTTGTCTATTCAGTTGCGGAGATCTTGAAGAAGACTAAATGGTATGCGTTTGGACAAACGCCTAAAATGGTTGCGGAACGAGTTGCGGAAATATGCCGCAGCGCAGGGTTTGTAATTCCCAGCGACTACTCTCGATTAGATGGCACGATATCAAATTTGTGCCGTTTTCTCGAGGATGCACTCTTCAAACGAGCCTTCGCCCCACACTACCACAATGTGTTAGATATGCTGATGAAAACTCAGTATAATTTGCGGGGGGTGGGCACGTTTGGAACCCGTTATCTGACGGGGTGGAGCAGACTTTCTGGTTCTCCAGAAACTTCGGTTTGCAACACCCTGGTCACAGCGTTCGTGGCTTACATGGCATTCCGCCGACAAGGCCTTTCTCCAGCTGAAGCTTACGCTAAGCTGGGGATATATGGAGGGGATGATGGTCTAACCCCCGACATTGATGAGGTCGTGTTCAGTGAGAGCGCAGAGAAAATGGGCCTCAGATTAACCGTGGAAAAGGTGTGCCGTGGGAAACCAGGTGTACACTTTCTCGCTCGCCTATACACTCCGGACGTGTGGGTGGGTGATGACAATTCCATGTGTGATCTGTGGCGTCAGCTGAGCAAGTTTCATACATGCTTGGTTGATGGTGTTCTAAACGCAGAGAAGAAGTTGTGGGAGAAATCCTACTCGTTCTACTTAACGGATAAAAACACACCAATCATCGGTCCATTCGTCACACGAGCCTTTGCCATCGGATGTGAACTAGGCATAGTGCCAGTTGATCCCGAGAAGCAAGACCGTGCAATAGCTTCCTACGCATCTATCGCCCCCGAGGACGAACAGTATCCCAACAGGCCACATGAGTGGTTCGACACCTACATATTTGAGAAGTTTCCAAACTTCGATCCACAGGCATGGAACACGTGGTTAACCAGTTGCACCACGTTGACGCAACTGCTGTTTCCAGTGTGCATCCATGACTGTCAGATGTTGTCGGTGGAGGACCTTCCACCCGTTGGCGTCTTTGTGAATGGCGAGGCGCGCGTCGAAACGACGGCGCAAGTGGCAGAAGCAGCCCCAGTCGTAGCTGCTGCCGTAGTCGTTGAGGCAGAACGACCGGTTGCTCAACCTTCAAAAACCAAACCCAAAGTCCAACCTCCAAAGAGGAAAGCAGCACCAAGTGTGACACCACCCGTGGGGGTCCCACCTCTGTGTGCTGCCTCCCCAGCACCTCCAGTACCAAGTGCGACACCTCTGACCGTCGCACCGCTGTGTCCTGACAGGAAAGGTAAATCCGAGGAGGAGAATGGATGGATGGAGCGGAAGAAGAAGAAGAGGAGCCCTGCCAAGGTTAAACCTAGTTTGCCCAGCCCCCCCCGAGCTGGCCCTGTCCCAAAGGGACGAGACAGGAAGGCAAAACCTAAGACCACAGTTCCTGTGGCAGATGCGAAGAAGAAGGAGTAACTTTCCATTCGGGGCCTCGATTTTGAAATAGTGAAGGGTCGAAATGAAGAAGAAAACAGAGACAGTGATTAAGCCCAAAGCTCCACGCACCCAGAAGCAGAAGGTGGCAATGTTGCAGCAGAATGCTGGGCAACAGAGCTACCAGTCTGCCCCGGTGTCGGTGGGACTGCAGCGACGCGAAGGAGTTCCTAAGGTCCAATCTTTGCCCAGGGGTAGCACCAGGGTAAGTCATAGAGAATATGTGCTGGATGTGTTTCCAACAGCACCTTACTCTGCGATTTCCTATGTGGTTAACCCGGGGCGGAGTCAATTGTTCCCGTGGCTCTGGAGAATTGCTTCAGGGTATGAGTCCTATAAATTTCACTCTCTACGGTTCATATATGAGACAATGACCAACACCACTCAGGTTGGCACGGTCATCATGGCAATAGATGCTGACGCACATGACGAGGTCGCGACGACCAAGGCCCAGCTCCTGGAATATGAAGGGGCAACGTCAACTGCGGTCTGGCTACCGAAAACCATGGTGGTTCCGTCCCCAATCCTAAATAAGCGAACATCGTACTTTGTTACTGATCAGGTTGATCCCAGTGGGGACAACAACCTGTATCACACTGGACGGTTTCAAATTGCAACCTCGGGCAATACTGCGTCGGCAGTCGCCATAGGTGAGCTCTATGTGGAATATGATGTAACTTTCTCAACTCCACAGCTCGGGAACATCGGAGCCGGCTTGACCAAATCTCTGATGTCCACTGGTATTGGCATTTCAAGTACGGGCTACCCCTACCCATTTGTCGATGTGCTAACAGGGTCAAACATTAGTGTCGGCAGTTCTCACGGAACGACCTCCACCACTTTCACCAAGACATACACGTTTAATGTGGCAATGAATTGCCTCATTGCGTGGAACATTGGTGGTACTGGGTTAGGAGCTCCGTTCGCTGTGGCAGGGACCAGCACCATTGTTGCACTTTACACGCAGATCGGCTTTGGCACTCAGGTGGCAGGCTCATATCTTGTGACAGCTCTGGCCGGACAGACCTTTGTTATATCCGGCTCGCATACCACTCTTGTTAATGCCATGATCTTTATGGCGCAAGACTGCATTGCACGTACATAAACCTTTGTAGAAACAAACTGTGCCCTTCAAGACTAGAAAAATCGAGGTTACTCGAGTGACAGTCCGAGAG